ATCTACCCCCCCTACAAACCCTTAAGGGTAAACCCTAATAGGGTAAGTACCTATGGGTAAACGAGTAAGGGTAAACCCTAACGGCCATCTTTAGACAGAAAAGTCATAAGGCTTAGATGAAAATGGCATAAGCACCTTAGTCAACCTACCTGACCAATTCAATCCATAGTCAATACCTAATGACTTCAACCATTCAATAGCATTATCCTATCTAATACTTTATGGTTCATAGGGTAAGCACCTATATAAATAATGGGGAAACATAGGGTTTGTCCCTATATCTTTGGGGTGATCGGTGCGTTATATTTATACCACTAGGACAACAAACCTAGTGATTCAATCAACTCTTAATAGGCGTGAACATCATGGACAAAATCACACAATCAATCGATTCCCTTAATCGTGCCAAGCAAGGGGATTCCATTTTAAATTACCCTGCTATCGTGCAAGGCTTTGCAGCCAAGGGAATAGCCCACAATGACATTGTGCCAAGGGTAAACATCTTTACTTATAACGCATGGCGCGCACTCAATCGTCAAGTGCGAAAAGGGGAAAAGGGTATCAAATGCGTTACATGGATTGAAACTGATAATGATGGAAAACCAGGGAAATTATGCCGATCAGTAACTGTATTCCATATCTCGCAAACCGATCCGATACAGTAAGGGTTTATCCTAATTGCATGGGGGCATTTTGCCCCTATCATTCAACCTCATTCACTCAATAGGCTTTTACATGAATCAATTATTTAACATCTGGCACGATGCCCAGCATAGTAAAACGACAATCATTGCAGATGATATGAATCAAGCCCTGGACATTTTTTGCAGTCGTCATGGGTTTATCGATCATGCGGACTACTGCCAGGAAAAGGGCTTAACACAATCCGATCTCAATATTGAATCAGTCAACTAAAAAGGCTTTACATCATGCATCCAGCAGACAAAATCGTCATTATCGGTTCTGCCCTGGCTTTCATTGCCTTGGCTTTCATTCTTTGGACATTCTGAAAGGCTTTACCATGCAAACCATTACCATGCACCATAAAACCCAGGCTGATGGCTGGAAACCAGTTAAAACCCTGCCCATTGATTCCCCATTGTGGGATTCCCACGATCAATCATGGATTAAAACCCTTATCGATCATGGAACGATGGTTATCACCATTGGCTACACCATGTATCAGTTGAACCGATAAAACCACAGACTGCAAACCCTTGTCATAGGGGTTTGTGGCCTGGGCTTTTCCAGGGTTTCAATTCAAAAGGCTTTAACATGAAACAAAGATACATTCCCCAAGGGTATACATTGATTGCCAAAGATGAGCGATTCGGGTTTGAGGTTTATCAATTAATCAGCCAACGCATTGTTGCAATGGCATTTGGCGGAAAGCGCACCAAACCCGATTGGCATTTTGGATTCAAAGATGAAACACGATTGAAAGCCAAAATTGAAGAAACCTTGCGGGGTTTCATGCAATCGATTCAATTAAAGGCCGATTTAAAGGCAAAGCGCAGCCAACCCAACAATGTCCAAGTGGGCGACATTTTTAGGGCATCATGGGGCTACGATCAAACTAATATCGATTATTACGAATGCACCAGGGTTATCGGCGCCATGATCGAAATCTGTGAAATTGGGCAAATGAGTGAAAAAAATGGCTTTATGTCTGGTGAGTGTGTGCCAAGCCCAGGCCATTACATTGGCAAACCCATGAAAAAGAAGGTTTCAATGTGGAATGATGAGCCTAGCGTGAGAATTGCAAGCTATTGCAGCGCTTACCGCATCAAACCCATTGCAAAGGTTGGAAACAAACAATTGTTTGCAGCATCCCATTGGACGGCATACGCATGAATGCCCCACAATTTCCACAATATCAAAATGCAAATGCAGCAGCAACATGGGGTTGTTTGCAATGCCTCAAGCCATTAAACCCTCAAAATATAAAAGATGATGGGTTTGCAAATGGGCGGGGTAGATATTGCATCAAATGCGACCACTGCCAAATGTCAACATGGTTTGATATTTGGGATAAATTAGGAAATCCAATAAAAGGGGAAAACCATTGATCTACGCCACTCTCGCCCTTATTCTCCGCATACTAACCCGCAAAAAATGAAAGGCTTTGAAATGAAATTCAGATACGAAAAAACCGATTATGGCTGGAAAGCCTATTTCCTGAAAACCAATGCGTACATTTATTTTGGGCACTATCAAACGAAACAAAGGGCAAAAGAAGCCGCCGATTATTTATCTCAAAATGGCTACCCAGACGAAAGCAGCCCATTGAGACAAAAATATATGAATGATTACCCTTATATTCAATTCTGAAAGGCTTAAAATGAATACCGAAAAATATCAAAAACATTTAAAAAAAGAAATATATGAAATTGACCATATAAATGGCTGCCATATGAAAGATGATGGCTTGCAAAATTTAATGGTTCAAGTTAAAAAAATATCACGCACAAAATTACGCAATGGGTTACGCACAAAGTATGGCAAAAGAAATTATCGAATTGATCGAAATGATTTAGTCCACATTTATGGGGCCATGCCAAATTCTCAAAGTGTGGGCTGGTGGCTGATGGGCGACATTGTCGAGGCTGAATTGTGGCTGGGTTTCCATGATCGCATTGTGAGTGGGCCAGAGGGGGATTATTGGGTTCCGACAATTTAAAAGTTATTAACCACTAACTAAGACCCGCCAAGTGCGGGTTTTTCTTTGCCTACTTTTAAGCCCTTGCAAGCCCTTGGGGTCATCACCATACACCCACCACAAGAAAAGCCCCTTAAAGCCCCTTTCAAGCCCTTTGGAAAGCCCTTTTGTGGTCAATCATCATCTTGGTTTGGCAGTGTGGTGACAAGGCCCACAAAATTTAGGTTCATTTCAGGGTCAAGCCCACAGTTGTAGAAGTGCGCCGCCCAGTCAATCGCTATCTTTCCCCCTTCGGTCAAGTTTCCATTTCCAATGGTTACCAAAATTGACCTTTGTTCGGCACTCAAGTCTAGGGTTGTGTTTCTTCCGCCTGATTTAATCTGCCCTGCCATTTATTTGGTCTTTCCAGTAAAGTGCAATTAATAATGCCTCTGCCCTGTTTCCATCTTTTTTCCTGATTAGCTTGGCCTCGGGCCAAAATGATCGGGCAAGATCTAGGCTTTCATTTTTATCGCTTGTTAAATGAAAATACTTTTTCCATTTCTGAGGGGTTACCAAGTGGAAAGGGTAATTTGTTAACTCAGCGACTGCACTGATGACCCCTACAGCCCTGCCAAACTGAAAGCTGCTTGCTACCCCTTGCCCTGGCATTGAATGCACTGATTCCATACAAATCTCTGCCCCTTCCCTTGGGTCAATGCAACGCAATATCATGTTTTTGAATACGAGGGGCAATATATTTTTATCTTTATGCTCAATCATAAAAGAGTCCAAATAATCGCCATTTGAGTCCAATGCACCAACTGCGCCACTAATGCTGCCCGGGTCAAGCCCTATCCAGATGGTCATATTGGGCTTTCATGTGGTTCGTCAAATCTGTTGTTATTCCAATCCACAAATGGCTGGAACAACTCTCTAATTCCTTGGCCCTGTGCCATGCCTGTGCTTTCCACCCAGGTTGCTTGGCAAGGTGAACAAGCCATTCCAAGGTCTCCTGATACAACCAAGGCTCTGTTGACAAGATACTGCGAGACTGCAAAGCCTTGTTTTCGCTGGTCAAGGATTTCATGGGCTTGTTCTTTGTTCATATAAATAATAACTCCTGAGTTTTTACAGAATCACCAGCGTTATATTTTTCTGATTCGCCTTTCGGGTAAGGTTGGATTTCATAACGCAGCTGGTCTTTTAAGGTCTGTTTTTGTTTCTTACTTCCAACAAAATAAATATATCTGTGCTTGGCACTGCGATTTATTCTATTTTCAGAATCTCCAAAATTATGCCTTGAATGCTTACCATCAAGTCCAGCCATGTCTGTTCGTTCTTTTGTTGTTCCAGTAAAAATGAAGTTTGTTGCCTGATAGACATACCCAACATGGTTCATTTCAGTGTCGGCATAGGAAACCACAATGCTTGGCTTTGGCAACATTTGCAGACTTTGACCGACAAGCATAGATGCGGCATTTTTCAATCCATCTTCAATGCAAAGGCGGTTTAACTCCAAAACAATGTCTTTGTTTTCTGGCCCACACACACCCATGCAAAGGAAAGGACTAGCTGGCAACCCATAAGTCACGATGCCAACTAGCCTTGTGTCATACAAGCCAAAAGCATGAATTATTTGAGGCATCCGCTTGGCGTAATGTTTTTTCATAATCCAAGGTTCAGCCTCAAAAGGCTTTATGGGTAAAACCTTCATAAGTTGTTTTTCTCTTTCAATTTTCGCTCAACTGTTGCGCCATAGAAAACCCAATCAGCACTCAAACAACCGCATTCAATCGCAATTTCAGTGTGCTCTTTTTCTGTTAATCCAATCCATTCTGGTTTAATACAAGGTAAATTCTTTTCCTTTAATTTAGCCTCAATGGTTTGTACAAACTCCTCATCACCTGTATATGCCAAATGGATTAGATAATCAATCTCATCATCATTCAATCCAACCCATTCACGCTGTGGCTCAAATTCGGTCACCATCTTTTCTTTGAAACCTTCATAAAAGTCACCTCGCTCCATCAATCGAATGAGAATCTCACCATTTCCGACATTCGCCCTATCCATGATGTAGTCGGTATATTCCATATCAAGCTGATATGTATTCATTGCTTGCTCGAATTGCTCTTCAGTCATGTTACTTTTCCTTTTAACACTTGTTGAATTTGTGCCAGGATTTCTGGCGGTGGTGGGCCTGTATGCTTTCTGTCTTCATCCAGCTTGAGTAAAGCAGGATCACGGCCTTGAATGGGTGCAACAGATACCCTAGCCATGTCGCCAAAGGTGGGCTTTGGTAAAACCCACTCAGCTTTAAAACCTTGCCAATTTCTTACAACTACTTCCTTCAAGGCATCTTCAAGGCTAAACCCAGCCTTGTCAGCTTCCTTTTGAATTCCATCAATCACCAACTGAGTGACCTGGGCTTTCTTTGACTTTCGATGATTAACAAATTCCTGCCAAACAGATTGTGAAACGCCGTCAGGCGTTGCAACGATAGTTGCTCTCTGTCTCTTCTCTGTCTCTTTCTCTCTCTCTGTCTCTAACTCTGGGATAGCAACTTGCTTGCACTCTGCTAGCACTCCGCTAGCAATAACAAAGAATCCCTTATCAATCAATGGCTTAACGCCATCTTGATAGTCTTTTGGGGTAATGTGAAGCCTGAACACAAGCTCATCCAGTGAGCCATCAAAAGTGCCATCTTTGGACTCTGATGCAAGCAACCACATTAATGGCGCTAGCGCCTTGCTAGCAAGTGGCAAGCTCATATAGCTTCTGTCATTCAGAATCGAACGATGAAACTTTATCCAGGGTGGAGAGCGATGCTTATAGTGCTGGAAAGAAACCCAGTTTTTGGGAATTAATTGCATATCAACCTTAAGTCATAGGTTTAGTCGCCAAGGGAATTTACGGCAGGACGGGGACTAATCGTCTTTTCAGGAGCTACCCTAGCCGGATTCCCAATCATTTTACTTAAAAACAGTTTGTTGTGCAACTGCTGCCATAACAACAGGTTGTACAAGTGACGATTCGCCCTCCAGACATGATGGTGTGAGTCGTACACGATGCCCAAACCATAGTCACTGCCAAACTCAACCAAACCCCAATAATTGCCTTTTTCATGCTTGCTCTCCTTTGTGATAAATCAAATTGTCGCCAAAGCGACTTGGATACTTCAGAAAATCATAGCAACCACGGCGAGAGATGTTTCTCCGCAGTTCCTTGCCATCATAGGGTTCCCTGATAGACCCACTCTCAATCCGCATGGATGCACCTGACACAGCCCGATTCATCTCCATGCGACCATATTCGGTCAAGTGCCACTTTTCATCATGGTGGATCACATAGCCAAAACGCTCCAGTTCAGGCAAGTATCTTTGATAGTGGAACGATACAGAATTGTTGTCTGTATAGCTGTGGGTCATCTCCAGCATTGTCCTGGGGCCACCTGATAGGCGCTTGAGCAATGCTCTGTGGGTGAGGTTTAAACGCATTTGATTGTCTCCAAAAACGCCAGTATGATGGTATTTATAGTTTTATGCACTAGGGAAAACACCTATTCCCTGCATTTTTTTTCTGTGCGACAGTCCTATCACTGCGTCTTGCAGTGTTTAACAGGAGTTACAAATGCCAACCGATGAAGAAAGATTTAAATACGAGTGCTGGGCGATTGTCCAGGAGTTAGACCCAGAAGACATTGCTGATTCCATTGTGGACAGTGTGGCTCTGGTTGAGGCCATCAAAGCCAATCATGCCGAAGATGTTGCAAGCATAGTGATGAACAGAGTAGAACTCAAGGTGCGCCGCAGGGCTGAACTGCGAGTGTTTGATGTTGTCAAGACCCAATGGATTGATGACATTGAAGAACTCCAGCACTATCGCAACCTGCGAATTGAGCGAGTCCAAAAAGCCCTTGATGAGCGAAAGATCATGGAAGCTAAAATGGATGCCCCTTTTCAACAAATGTTTGATGAGTGAGGACAACATGAAAATGAAATCCAGGCTGCAAGACATTATCAAGGAATATACCGATGAGTTATCACATGAGTCCTTTGATTCTTCTGAAGACGGCATTCAAGGCGATAGCATCCTATTTCGAGATTTGGACACCACTTCCCAACTCAGATACATCGCAGAAAAAGAGAAAGAAAATTCCAGCAAGGATGACTTACCCGTCAGTCTCAATCACAGACCCTAGATTTGTATATACGAATCACGCAAACACAGACATTTCTCAAACATTTGAAAAGGCAAAACATGAGCGACTTCAACGACTACAGCACAATGCTGATGGCAATCGAAAACAAGACCAGGGAACTATCCCACAAGTGCCTAAACAGAAACTACGCAGGGTTCACGGGTGACATTCAGGCAATTCAAAGCCAACTGACTTTGCTGACAATGTGGATCACACAAGCACAGGTAGAGCAAATTAGGGAAAACACCTATAGAATTCTCAACAAAGTCTGACACAATTAAATCTCACTTAACAGGAGTTACGAATGAATGTATATCAAAAACTGAACGAGGCGCGTGATGAATTTCACCAAGCCAAACTCAAGAAATCAGGTCACAACAAGTTTGCAAATTACTACTATTTTGAACTTGGCGACTTTGTAATCCCAGCACTAGAAATCTTCAAGCAAATTGGTTTGACTTCCATCATCAGCTTTGGCAAAGAAGAAGCCAGCATGACGATTGTGAACAACGACAAGCCAGAAGAAAAGATCGTTCTGACAAGCCCAATGTCTTCAGCAGCCCTCAAGGGTTGCCATGAAGTGCAGAACCTGGGCGCTGTTCAGACCTACCTGCGCCGCTATCTCTGGGTGGCTGCCCTTGAGATTGTTGAGCATGATGCCTTGGATGGCACAGTTGGCTCAGAGAAGAAGACTATCAAGCCCACCGATGGCGTGATTGTCTCCAAGGATAGGCAGAACATCATTGCAGATGTTGCGATTGCTATTGCTGACAGAATCAACGCAGATGATCTGATTGGTGCGTATGAAGAATACCTGGGAATCCATGACCAGGAGGAAAAGGTGGCGTTATGGGCATTGCTTCCAAGTAATGTGCGTAGTTCGCTAAAGAAGCATGGTGAAACATTGAAAGGCTTGAAAGGCTAAATATGGAAAAGAAAGATAACTCTGGCGTTTTGTTTAAGAACGACAAAAAAGAATCAGCTAACCAGCCTGATTACAAGGGAAACATAACTGTTGGTGGTCAAGAATTTTGGCTCTCAGCATGGATCAAAGAGGGCAAGAGTGGCAAGTTCATGGGCTTGGCAGTCAATCCCAAGGATGCACAGCCTCCAGCGTCTAACCCACGCAAGGCAAAAGACATTGATGATTCGGACATTCCTTTCTGATAAACCTCACGGGGCTACGGCCCCATTTAATAGGAGTTAACATGACAAAATTAGATCAATCTTGGTTTGGTGGTGCAGTCGAAAAGTTCTTTGGAACTGCGCCGTTTAAACTGTCTCGCAAAGAAGACCCTGCCACTTCCCATCAAGCAGCCCACTCAATCGACACCACAAAGATGGAGTCCTTGGTCTATGAAACCATTGCAGCCTATGGCCCAGATGGTTGTATCTCAGATGATGTACTTGCCAAACTAGCATTCCTGCCCTATTCCAGCGTCACAGCCCGATACAAGGCGCTGATTGACAAAGGCTTCATCGAGGTCATTGGAACCCGTAAAGGGCTTTCTGGGCGACTCCAAAGGGTTATGCGTAAGATAGGGTAAATCCCTATTCCAATCTCTGTCAGACAAGGCAGAATTGGCGCATGAACCAACAACAAACCAATCGTTTAAACGCTTTCTGGCAGGATGTGGAGGCTCACAAGGCTCTTAATCCATCCTCGCCAGAGAGTGCCCTTGTAGTCCTTAAATCTGTGGCCCTGGATGCTCTCCTTGCCGCACAAGACATTGAACAGATAGGAGTGAATGATGCAAACAATTGAATTTGTGCCTTTTGAGTGGGAAGACGATGACTTCAATCCAGAGATTGACCGCATTGAAGTTGATTATGAATGGCATGAAGCAGATGATTCTGTTGGCTTAATCGCATACTGTGAGAAAACAGTCAAGTGGATGCGCTTTAACCTGCAAATCAAGGACATAACAGATGAGTTGTCCTATGCTGACTTGGCGTATCTGAAGCATGAAATCAAGCGCAACGATCAGGAGATTGCAGATGAAAGAACCTGAAGATGAGGCGTTTGATGAACTCAGTCGCAGACAAGGCGATTGGGGTCTACAAGGTTCACGCAAACACCAGATCATGCGTTATGTTGAGAACAATGCCAGGAACGAAGTGATTGAAGAAGTCGCCCAACACATTGAGAAATGCACTCTAGCGTTTGGCAAAGACACTATTCA